CCGTCAGTGCTGCTGATGTGGGAGGTGTTTCTGCGACTGCCAATCCAATCGCGAATTCATCAGGCTCAGTTACGAACCAAGCTATTCAGGTATTACAAGGACCATATATCACTAACCAATATGGTGGGGGTATTGCATGTCAAGGACCGACTGCTAATATCACACCATTCATTACTCATGCTCGTAGTCAGAAGGATCCATTTGAGACATACTACATGGAACCTCAGTATGACAACAGAGATTTTCAAGGCCAAATGGTAGAGACTCAGAAAGTAGTAAAGAACTTTCCTTGGGAACCACATTATGATAATAGAACATATACAAACTCAGAAGGTGAAACTGTTCGTGCCTATGAAGATGGTGCAGACATGACTATCACCGTTATGGAAATGGCAGGTGATGGTGTGCCTGATAATCCAGGGTCAGAACTCTGGAGGAAACCAGTAAGAACTGGTGATGCAATTAATAATAGTACAAGTCTTGGTTTATCTGCAACACTTTCTTTCCCACTTGATGGTGGAATGCAAGAGCGTTGTAAGCAAGCAGCAGATACTCAAATCCAAATGCAGCAACAAATGATTGCTAACAAAAGATTAGACTTTGAGATTGCAAGACTTAAGAATTGTGGTCAGTTAATGCAACAAGGAATAAGTTTTCATCCCAGAAGTCCTTACTATAAAATATGTGCTGACGTAGTAGTTAATAATGTCAATGCTATCAAGCAACATCGTCACTCTATCCCTTCGGTTTCAGTGCCGAACGTAAGACCTTTATCGCCCGATTCCGATCCCGTTGCTCTGCCCTCTTCTGCGACACCGACAATACAGGGGGCGTCTTACCCCGTAAGGCAGCAATCTTCTTTATCACCTTCTTCACAGTCGGTTTCACAACCTTTAACAAAAGATCAGCAAGAGGCTTTGCAAGCAGTGCAGAAGTCGTCGCGACTACAGCAATTGAGGCGGTAACAGTTACAGCACCTGGTGATGGTAGGTTAGCAACAATCTGATCTGGTATATTTAAAGTGTCAAATACAGGGAGACATTCTTTTCCTACTGTCTCATACCTGACTATCTTTTTATTATTTTCTAATACTTTTCCTACGGGATTCTTTAGCTGCTGCTCTCTTGTAGGACACTCTGCCTTTGCAGGCGGTGGAGGTGGCGGTGCTTTAGTATCTGTTTTAGTATCATCTTTTTTCTCAGGAGATTTCATAGGTGGAGGTGGAGGTGCCTCTGTTGTCATCTCTAATTTATTTGGATCATAATCTATTGGATTGAAACTAGGTGTTCCTGCATCACAAAATACTCGGACTCCATCCCTGTCTTCTTCTTTGAGTGTTTGATTCTCACTACTATCTCTATGAGACTCAACACATCCAGGTATATTAACAATAGGAACACCCACCTGTGTAGTCACGGGTGGGTAAACTGGTAGTGCCTGCGGAGGATTAACCATCCAATCAGGCATTACATTAATATTTAAATCACGAATATTACCGATACTAATATCATTATTCGGTATATTAATATTAGGTATATCCATCAGCAATCATTAAATACACTACCAACTGTAGAACCAATACTGGACCCTGCTTTCTGTCCTAGGAGCAATGCCCATCCACCTGCTAACCAACCCACGTAGGGGACGCTAGCAAGGGCAGGAACAGCGACACCAGCAGCGATAGCACTACCTGCCATTGCACCTTGAGACCGTGCTCCAGCGTCCGCCACGATACACTCTATGTCTTTTGCAGACTTTCCCTCGCCCTCTGATACGGCACCTCCTAGATTGCGTGTGCCGTCCATAGTGAATTGGTCTTGACGCCACTCTCGTCTAACCTCAGTGGTGTTACCACCAAAGAATCCTTTATTATTTTTATCCAGGGATAAAGATTTTTGGGACTCAAGGATAGCAGGATCGTTTGCACGATACTCAACCTCATATCCATCCTTACTACCTTTAATTCTATAAGATGAATAATCACCTTTAGGAATATTGATAATAGGAATCTGAGGTTGTCTCGGTCTGTGAATTACATATCCCAACAAACCAATATGTGCGATAGCAAATAGACCACCGACAGCACCAGCTACAATCTTTAGTTTGGACATGATTACATACCAAACGGAATAGCACCACCCGTCGCAGATGGAAGTGCAGGAATAGCGCCACCCGTCGCAGATGGCAGTTCTGGCATTGCAGAATCCATCATCCCAGGAAGTTGTCCTGCAATTGCTTCTGCTGCTGCGCCAGCAACTTGTCCCTTTACGTTCTCAATAATAGAATCTTTATTAAGATATACTGCAGCACCACCACCAACAATACCAGCAGTTCCTACGAATGATAGCAGTGCTAAAACGTTAATTACTTTTTGCATTTTGTTCTCCGTTACATTTTGTATGAATCGTCAGTAGAAATTTTGACTGGTGCCTGTTCAATACGAATAGTTTGTGCAGGTGCAGTTTGTGCTGCTTTCTCAATCAATCTTTCCATCTGGTCTTTTGTGATACCACCATTACTACCACCACCTTCTCCTGCTTTCTTTGCTGCCTGAACACCAAAAGTCGCAAGCACCCCAGTAAAGACACTCGCGATAAAAGTTGGATCTAGTTTCTGCTCGGGAATTCCCAATGCTGGTGGAAGTTTGATGTATGCCAGCGTGAGTATTCCGCCAGACCAAACAAGAATACCAAGGCGAACAAAGGTAGACAGAATAGCAAGCTGTTCTTCTTTGTCATCTGCTGCCTCCTTAATCTTACCAAGAAGACCTTTCTTTTTAGGATCCTCTTTTTTAACTTCTTCTGACATTAACGAACAGCAAGGCTCTTCTATTTAGGATTCTGTAGGTTGTCTTTTCTTACCAATATTATACTTAGACTCTAGCGTCCATTCGGTTTTTTCTTTATATGCAATGACTTTAATTTGACTGAGTGGTGCAGCATCTGTCACAACCTCTTCTTTTACAATCTCCACTAGACCCCAGTCAGATAGGAGTTTGATAATTCGGTTGCGTCGTTGGACATCATTCTCAGATAAGTTTGCTTTCTTACCATCAAGTGCAAATAATTCTTTAAAATGAACAATATAATACTGACCTTTCTTATGTAAGATATGACACGACTGAAATAGTTTCCTCTCTTTTCTAGAGGCAACTCCAATACGAGTAAGAGTTTCACGAACTTTTAGGAAGTCATCAGGTTCCTTTAGATTCACCTCCACCATATCATTTTTGGTCCACTGAACTTCTTTAGGTTCATTCATTGTTTCTTACCACCTTTATTCAATTTGTCTTTAATAACCATGAGTTGGTTTTCGGTAAGAATCCTGAGTGCTTGCATTGCTTTCTCGGTTGAATAACCATAGAACTGTTTTACAAGTTCAATATCCTTCACCTTTTCTTTTTTACCCCAAGGAGAAAATCTCTTACGGGACCTGACGGTATTTATAAAGAAATCATACTGAAGTTTTTTATCCAATCCAGGATACTGATTCATCTCATTAGAAAACATCACAGTATCCATGTGATGAGACATACATTTATTGATGATATATGGAGGATAGTTCTGTTCCCATGCGGGATCTTCATCCTCCATAAGATTCTTTTTAGTCAAATTGATAGAATTTAAATAATCCTTAAGAGGATACCTGTCATCATACGACATAGTTAAGTAGAAGAAGTTCTTTACGTTGTTGCTGTTCTTTCATATACTCACCCACTGAACGCATAGTATAAGTATGATCATACTCATATGGTTTCCAATCAATGAATCTAGACTTGATTAGATTGGAAGAATTATATGATACCATTTGGTCGCAAGCATGTCTATCACATGCAAAGAAAAACTCATCATGGTCAAATCCTTTGTGCATTCCACCTTTCTTACCATAGAGATTAGACTTAATCTCATAAGGAGGATCTAGATATACAAACGATTCCTTCTTGTTAGTCAGAAGTTCTTCGTATGACAGATTAGTAATTCTCCAGTCTTGGATGAGTTCTCCGTAATAAGGGAGTTTGTCAATCCCTCGCATACTAAAGTTAGACTCTGACGCTTGTTTGCTGAAGGAACTGGACTCAGTGAGACCAGAGAAAGAGCACTTATTAACAACGTAAAAACTAACAGCACGAGATAGGTTGGATGTCTGATCATTGTTTAATATGTCCTTAGCATCTAAAAATAATTCCTTTGCGGATACAGGTTCTGGATGACGATTCTTAAGTTGAACCAACTGGTCACGAAGTTTGCGACCATCATACTGGAGTTCTTTCCAGAAATTATATAATGGTTCGTACAAATCATTCACCCAGATATCCAGGTGAGGATACATCTGAGTGATATAAAGAGCAACAGAACCTCCACCAACAAATGGTTCGCGAAATTCTGTGTAGTCTTTGAATAGTGGAAAGAACTCTGCCATCTTTTTAGTAGCACGAGACTTACCACCAGGATAACGAAGAGGTGTCTTTAGTGATGTCATAGTATAAGTTGCTTGCTTGGAGTGATGATGTCAGGACCACCAAAGATACTATTATACTGCTTAACAACTTCTGGTTGAACTTCAACAGCATAAATGACATGTTTCATATCAAGAGCAATCTCAGGTTGTTCCAAATTAATCACTGTTGCCCAAGGAGCAAATCCAATTTGTCCTTGTTGAGGAATAACAACTAGAGCATTCTTGATGGTAAGAATACCGTTACTCCAGTCAATAACTTCAGCGATAATTTCTTCACCAGAAATAATTCGGATTAGTTTTACATCAATCATTATTCAATACCTTTAGGAAAGTCTTCAATTTCAGTCAGTTCATAGTCCCAGTCTTCCATGACTGTATTGGCAAGGAATCTATCAGATAGCATTTCGAGTTCTTTCTCAGCATACTCTCTGGTCTCTGCTTCCAACCAAACATCGATGACCTTACCAAGTCTAAGTTTCTTGATATCTAACTCAGACAATCTCTTACAGGCATCTCTCACGGCATTGCCAGGAGAGTCATCAACCTGTGATCGTAGTCGGACAAATACTAATGCTTTAAATTTCATTTGAATTCACACTCCACCATAATTTGAGTTAGACATGCAAGTAGATTAATCTCTTGGTCTACAACAAAAGCAGACTTGTACTGGTACTCAGCAATGATTAGAACTGCTGCTGCAATACTAGGACCACCCATGACACCAGATAGATTATCATACAATTTACGCATGATAGAAGTTGGATCTGAATCAAGGTTCTGAGTCACCCACTTCTTAACATCATTAAATTTCTTATCCTTTAATGCTGTTACAAGAGTATCAACATTGGCATCACCTAACGCCGCCAGAATACCAGTGTCGATAGACCCTGTGCTGGCATAGCGTTGCAACTCATTGAGAGTTCTTCGGAAGTCTGGGAAGTATTTCTGGACGACTTCTGCCAAAACTCTAGGAGCGAAGGTGACCTCCTCGCGCCTGAGGATATCTTGACACCTTGTAAAAAACGCACCAGCAAGTTCTTGCTTTGTTTGACCTCGGACATTGAACTCTACGACCGTTGTCCTACTATGTAGTGGTTCAATAATCTTGTTTTTGAAGTTACAAGTGAATATGAACCTACAGTTTTTTTGGAACTCTTCGATACTTGCACGAAGGAGAAGTTGGACATCTGGGGTTGTGTTATCTGCCTCATCAATGATAAGCACTTTGTGACGAGCAGAAGCAGTGAGAGACACAGTAGAGGCAAAGTTCTTTGCCTGATTGCGTACAGTATCCAGGAATCGACCTTCATCCGATCCATTGATAACATAATAATCTGCTCCCAGTTCTTTACACAGTGCTTTAGCGATAGTAGTCTTACCAACACCAGCAGTTCCAGACAAGAGGAGATTGGGAATCTCACCTTGGTCAATGAAACTCTGGAAGGTTTGCTTCACATTGGCAGGAAGAATACACTCCTCAACAGTCTGAGGACGATACTTCTCTACCCATAAAAAATCATTCATCAGTTGTTAGGTTCGAGAGCAATAAAATACTTGATTCCAGTACCTTGAAAGAGAGCAACATTCTGTCTACTAATAGTGACATTATAATTACCTGCCAAAAGTTTCAGATTCTCAACCTTGAAACAATAACAGAACTCATCATCACTCTCACCAACCTCAACAGAGTAACTGTTGGAAGTATCGTTCTTCTTATCAGTTACGCACAAATTCATAGTACCATCAGAACAGAACAAGCATAGATCAGGAAGTTGATATACACTTGCCGCACGTTGAAGTTGTTGGAGAACTCCTGCATCTAGACGAAACCGTACATCCTCAGAAGGAATATTAATCTCCTTTTCTGGAGGTTGAGTGATGATATCTGGGTCTGCATAGAAGAAACGAGTCTTCGACTTACCCCGTTGGTCACTCACAGTAACGTAATTGGATTGGGTAGTATCAATCTTTGGAGACTCAAAAAGAGACAAACCACCAAGGAATACACCCAAATCGTAAATAGAAATCTGGGTATCAAACTGTTCTTCAACATCAGCGATAGCAAGAATATTCTTGTTGATGCTGAGAGTAGAAACTGTATTGCCAGGTTTAATTACGATTGATTTGTTGATTGAACAAAAGTTCTTAAGGACTTCAATTGTAGATTTGGAAATTACGGTCATTGAGGGTAGGTTTCGGTAACTTTAGTTTTATCGGAAAAATGGAGGAGGAGCAATCCGTAGTGTAAGATCTTAATGATATCACGACGGGCAGTGCCCTTGCGATCATAGCGTGAGGCATACTTTAGGATGTTGCTACGACAGAATGCCTCTGCATCACCACACGCTTCAATCAAGTCTAGCGTTTGAATCTCATCGTTGCCAGCAGAATAATGCTGACCATAGGTCCCAGAAATATAGTCGCGCAACTCCTTGAGAAGCGCATCTTCATTGTACTTCATAATCAAATGGTTTCTTCTTCTTCATTGTACTCTGAATCTTCTCCAGCGTCAACCTTTGTATAGAGATCCAGGAAAGATTGTTTAGTGTCGTCATCAAAACGATTGATACACATGTTGACGGCAGTAAGACGGTCACTAAAAATCTCCATCGCTTGTGCAATATGAACTAAACGACGTGTTGTGATTACTTCATCAACACCACCATCAAAGAAAGTCTTACGAATGACACCTGCCCACCTCACAAGATTCTCTGCGAAGATAGTATCACAACCCATATTTCGTAGAATTTTTTCTTCTACCGATGCAGTTGGATAATCTTGCTCGAATGTAATTGGAAAACGTTCGAGGAATGCTTCGTTGAGAATATTGGTTCCAACAAAGCGACCGTCATCGCTGCCTTTACCTTTAGTATTTGCAGTTGCAATAACATTGAATCCTTCCTTAGGAGTTACATATTTACCAATTTTCTTGAGGAAAACACCCTTGCCCTCAAGTACAGATTGCAGACACAAGATTTTATTAGATGCCAGGTCAATCTCATCTAGAAGAAGTATAGCTCCACGTTCCAGAGCTTCGATGACTGGACCATTATGCCAAACAGTGTCACCATTAACAAGACGAAAACCACCAATAAGATCGTCTTCATCAGTTTCGATTGTGATGTTGACACGAATCAACTCGCGTTTCGCTGCAGCACAAGCCTGCTCAACGGACAAGGTTTTACCATTACCTGAAAGACCCGTGATAAAAATAGGATAAAATTTATTAGAGGAGATAACTTTGCGAACAGATGCGAAGTTACCAAAAGGGACATAGGAATCATCTTTTACAGGAATGTAATTAGATACAGGTGTTGCAGAGGGTGCTTCATATGCTTGCTCAATTTCTTGAACAGTTAGGTTCCATTTACCCCTACCAGATTTATAAGAGTCAAGACGTTTGGTAGCAGTAGCATACGATACACCAAGAGATGCTGCTGAACTACGGACCTGAATAGTATCAACCTCACAACCATATAGTTCGGTCAGATGATTGACAAGGGCTGTTGTAGTGACTTCAGACTTGCGGGGCATTGCTTTCCTTTGTTTACTTTGTAATTATAGCAGGTTTGGGGTCGTTTTGGGTCAGACCCAGGACGGTTTTTTATCTGGCAGTCTTAGGTAGTTGTCAGATACCCATGGTTTAGATGCAATGTACATCTTGTATGCAGTGAAGATATCAATGCTGGTATCATACTTATACTCGTCAGGTCCTGCAAAGACAAAAGGAGTGTGATCATCCCACTTCACATAGGGAATGATTTCATCAGCAGCAATAAGAGTCCTATAACAGGTATGGTTTTTTCCATACCGATTGTAATACTCGTCACATAATGCAACGCCATGCTCAAGCAACCAGCGAGCATTTGCTATAGTCTCGTTTGCCCAGATAGTACAAGGGTGATTACGGAACGCTCCCTTCTCTGTAGCATAGGGTGTACCGTCTTTCTTAGGCAAAGTACCATAACCATGCCCCCACTTGTCTGAGGCGACTATAGCGAGCATCTGACAGGTCTCTAAGGGCATCTTGACGACATGTTTGTCAGGTAGGACAGCAGCAGATTTCCATGGAGACTCATCAGTGACAAAGATGTTCATAGCAAATGCGATACAGAGATCACTAGGAGGAATGTAACCATAATAACGATGTCCCAAGATTTTGTCCTTACAAAGTAAGGAATTGAAATACTATCACCCACCATCTGCAATACGACACCAAGTGTTGTATTGATATGAAGGATAGTAAAGTAGGCAATAATCACAAGACCACTGCCCAATACCCTCATGGGAACAGTAATGTTCATTAGAATACTGCCGTTACTCCCATGATAGTTGCTCCAGGGTTTCGTGCCAAGGCAACTTTCTTAGCATCGTCATAGTCTGTAGCAATAACAATTTCATCGAAAACTGTTCCTGCTTTGAATAGTTGTACTTTACACTTCATGCGATTTGCTCAATAAATGCGTTAAGGATGGTCTTGTTTGTCATTTTAGAACCCATATGCTTTTTAAATGCACGAGTGAGTTCTGCTTTAGTTGCAACTTCATGTTTTTGTTTGACTTCAAGATCCATAGACCCCATCCCAGTATTCTTATCTGGCATGTAAAACGCTTCAGTAAATCCTGCTCGTTCTTTAATAGAAGCAAACTTCTCCTTTCTCCACTGTTTATCAATAGCATCAATTTCATCATATGCAAAATCACGAACAAGTTTAGTCAAATCACTTTTGCCACATAGACGAATGCCAATCCAATTATAATCAGTAATCTCACGATAGAATGACACTATCGCCTTTGTAGTTTCATATGGTTGACTTGAGATTTTACGAGTGTATCCAGTCTTAGGGTCGCGAAGAAAGAATAGTTTACCACGAGTGTGACAAAGATACTGACAATGATACTCACCAGCACGATAAGCATGGTCGTCAGAGAACTGATGAACGTAACTCATAGGATTTGCTTCACCATCAGTCAGGCAAATAACGTTAACCTTGCTAACACGATCAACCCTTTTCATAGTTTCCACAATACTACGAGTGCAATAAACCGCTTCTGCAAGAGGAGTGCCACCAAGAGTATATGGACTGTAATGAGATAGTCTCCATCCAGACATAGAAAAGACTTGTAGATAAACAAGTTTCATAGACTTCTCTAGAGATTGCTTATTCTGACGAGAAGAGAACATCTCAAACAATCGAAAACATTCTGATATAGCAAGTTCGCCTGGATTACTCTCCGTAGGTTCAATGTTTGTTGAAACATATCCAGACTGAAAAGCAAATACCCTGAATGGAATGCCCGACTTTTTACAGAACCAAATCAGATTATAAACCTGCTTCAGAGTGTCTAGAAGTTGATGTTGCATAGAACCAGACCAGTCAATATGCATCACCAGTCCATGATTCTTACCCTCAGGGATGATAGTAATTTTCTTGAAGATGTCATCGTTATACTTGTAAGTATGTAGTTTGTTAGTGTCAAGAACACCAGTCTTAGAAGTTGCTGCACGTTTATATTCGTCAGCCGACTTCCTCATTTCAAACTGCTTGCACAAATAGTTGACAGTCTTCTGAGTATCTTTTTTAAAGGAAGTATAATGATCTATAGCATATTCAACGTTATCTTTCCAATCAGGTCTACGACTTTCATCGTAGAAATGGTTATTCAAATTGTCTTGAATTTCATTGAAAGGAACAATATAATTATCAATTTTAGGATCGGGTATATTAAGATACACCCATTCCTTTGCATCGTCATCTACAAGAGTTTCTAGTGCTTGAGCAAGTGCTTCATCAGTAACAGACTTAGTTTCATCACTACCATAGTATGGAGTAAGTTCTGATTGTGATGCAGAATCTTCTTGTTGCTGCTCATCTTCTCCATCATAATCACTTTCACTCTCATCATCACCGTCTTCAGAGGAAGGATTTATCTCTTCTTCGCGGTCTGCTTGTTTGTTACCATTAGCAGAAGGTGGAGGAAGTACATCTTCTTCTTTTTCTTCCTGTTTTTCCGAACAGAAATCGTAAAGTTCTGTCGCAAGATCAATAACATCTTGGAAAGTCTTAGTCAATTCTACACGTTCAACCCATACCAACTCTTCATCATCAAATAAAATATTA